AGCGAAGTAGAAAGCGAAGTGGAAAGCGAAGTGGAAAGCGAAGTGGAAAGCGAAGTGGAAAGCGAAGTGGAAAGCGAAGTGGAAAGCGAAGTGATAGAAAAGTAAAAAGATAAAATATGTATTATGAAAATTCATATTCTATGTAATAAACATACCTAATCTAGGTTGCCCACGTTTTTTAGTATATGGCATACTATTACTAGATGGTTTAAATGGAATATTACCCTTTCTTAAATCGTGAGTAGTATTAAATTCAGATTTAGGTTCATTGCCTGTAAAAAAGCTGGTCACGTTAATAAACCCGCTCATTTCGTCAATATTATATTCCAAACCATAAATAGAGTGAACACCTTCTGTCGTATCACTCATATACCTATCAAACTCTTTACGATTAACTATGCGGGTTACTGAATCTTTAATATGACAAATATTCGGGTCAAATGGTGGATAAAAATGACTTCTATCGATATGTATATTAGCATCCATAGCACGTTTTTGTAAAAGATTATCTTCATACCCCCACGACCAAAAATTAGGAAATCCCGAAATTTTTTCAAAATCACCACCTTTAATTGAAAAGATACCACCAAGCGAATTTTGAAAACCATAAAAATGTTTAATATTATTGAATTCGGTTTCATAATTTAAAAAGTTTTTATAATAAGGCATTGTATCAATATCATTAAAAACAAGAGTAATATTTTTATAATAATGGGGATATAAGTTTTTGATAACTAAGAATCCGATATTTTTCATAGCACCCCTATTAAAGTCACGTTTATCGGTTTGGTGAATAAAGTACATTTTATAATTATTGATAGGTATGTCTTCCAAAATATTTTGCATATGTTGTGAAAAAAATTTATATTCTTGTTCTCGGTCTCTATACGGAATAATAAAAACGAGTTTTGGAATAACCGTATCGCAAGTAGTATTGTTCGAAATATCATTGGTGATAATATTATCAGAAGGGTCACCTGGTAGATGAGGTCTAGGAGCACCTGGACATAAAGGCCCGTATTCAATGGTTTTACACCATTGCACATTCAAACCGCCCGTTTCTCGGGCGGATATGAGTGGAATGGAACCGTTAGTTTGCATATTTGAAATATGCAAACTTGTATCATTGGGGTCGCAGTTACATATATGATTTTCTTCAATAGTAATAGTAATATTCTCTTGTGACATATATATTATATAAATTCCTAAAATATACATATATATTATTTTGATATACCCGTTGTAATTACAATTGTAACAATCGTATCTAATAATATTTTTCCAATATACATTGAGGAATCATTTTATCCTTAATCGTTTCCAATTTTTTAAAACATTTATTAATCGTAACTTCACTCACCCCACTAATATTTTTTATATCTAATTTTGTAACATTGAGATTACAATTGAACGCAATAAAATAAATGATACCCGCCGCAATAGCGTGAGGAATATTATCACTAATAATACTTTGTTGTTCAACTTTATTCGCTACGAATTTAGATAACATTGTAAGCTCACTATTAAAATTGAGACGACTACAGAATCGGTCAATAAAAGAACTGGGCAAAGTAATACATAAATCGGTTTTCTGCGAGGTTTCTACGTTACGTTCAATATTATGTAATATATTTACGGCCATCGAGCATCCATTCGTAGCACTGGTTTTATCCAATTTAAATATTTCCGCAATTTCGTGAGCAGTACGAGGGCAACCATTTAATCTACAAGATAAATAAATTGATGCGGATTTGATACCATCTCGATTCATACCACGAAACATTTTTTGTTCCGAAATATCTTTATGTATAATCATAGCATCATCGATGAATATTTTGGGAATACCAGCATTTTGAGCCATTGTGGTGATGAATTGGAATTCATCATATAGAGATTTTTCTTTATGCGGCATAGCTTGCCATTCAGTCCATTTACGAATTTTTTTCATTTCATAGGATGAATTGGTGTTACATAATACTTTACATCCGAAAGATGATTCGACCAAAAGAGGATTGATAGGATTACCACAACGGGTAGGGTCATTTGCATTTTTATCTTCAGCTCCATAGAAACGCCATTCAGGAGAATAGTCTAAAGTATCTTTATAAATGACACCGCAAGATTTATTGGTACAGGTAGGAAATCCAATATCCATAATCATTAACGGAGAGTCACATAAATTACACATTTCAATTTCATTATTTATTTTAGAGTTATATAAGCATTCGATATCAGATGGTTCAGATTGTTTGAGTTCTTTTAAATCAGAATCGAAAATGTCCCATAGTTTGGCTTTATTTTCCGAAGATAGAACATTTTTCTTTTTTTTTGTTTTATTATCGTGTTTAAAATCGTGTTTAGAATCGTGTTTAGGTTCGTTTTCTATACATTGATTTTTTGACATAGGTGTTTGTACATTTTGTATAGAAATATTCGGGGGAACTTTTACCTTAATTTTAATTTTGTATTTATTATCAGATATTTGCATAGAATTCGAATAATAATAGAATATTAGTTTATGGTTTTTTCAATTTTATAGTGAAATCTTCTTTTCCAATTTTTCAAACATATCTTGATTATATACTAAATTACCTGTTGGTTTATATTGATTAATCGGAGTATATTGACGTTGGTCTTTTTTAGTATCGGTATTTTTATCATTTAACATTCGTGAATTCATATCGGGTTCTTCTTCCTCTTTTTTGGATATAACATTACCCTTTTCATCGATGACCATCCCCGTTTTTTTCTTCACTTCACTCCTTACATAAGAAGGAATCCAATTATTCCAAGAAACAAAGAGAGTGTTAGGGTAAACAAAGCGTACGTGGAATCCGTTTTCTTCCAATTTTACTACTAAATATCCTACACAATCACCTTTTTTATAACATGGTTCTCCGAAAATGTATTCAGGAACTGTGAACCAAATATGTTTATCATTTACTTTGGTACGGGATGTAGACATAATACGTTTATGGATACGATTGAGAATTTTATTAAAAATAGACACTTGTTTCAGGTCGCGTTGTTGATTTTTTTCATATAATTCATCGATGTTTATTTTACGATTGGCTTCTTCATCATTAACAAATAAAAAAGAGGACATTTTATTTTATTAATAGAAAAAAATATAAAATTTTTACAGTATTCTTATTATATGACAGATAAAGTAGAAGAACCAATAGAAATAAATGAAACGAAAGAAATAAATGAAACGAAAGAAAAAACGATAAAACATATAATATTATCGGGAGGAGGTATAGCAGGATTTTCATATTATGGTGCAATAAAAGAGACAGCTAAACAAGGGTTATGGGATATAAATAATATTAAAACATTTTATGGAACATCGGTGGGGGCGATGTTTGCTACAATACTTTCATTAAAATATGATTGGGAAACATTGGATGATTATATTATTAAACGTCCGTGGCATACTGTATATAAATTTGATATGGAGAAGATATTTCAGACATTTCAGACAAAGGGTATTTTTAATAAAAAAGTAGTAGAAGATACATTATTACCAGTATTTAAAGGTAAGGATATACCGATTACGGTTACGATGAAAGAATTTTATGACAGGATAGGTATAGAATTACATTTTTTTTCAACTACTATAAATACATTTGAAGCGGTGGATTTTTCATATAAAACCCATCCTGATTGGCTAATGGTAGATGTTGTCTATGCATCTTGTGCGTTACCTATATTGATGCAACCACTCTTTATAGATAATATATGTTATAGTGATGGTGGAATTTTTGCAAATTATCCAGTAAGAGAATGTATAAAAAATGGGGCTGATCCCGATGAAATATTGGGTATTACTCGTAGATCGGTAGTAAATGCAGAAAATAATAGAGTGGATGAACATTCATCATTAATAGATTATATATTTACTATTTTTTATAACGTTACCGAAAGATTATTGAATAATCGTATAAATAGACCCAACATAAGATACGAAATAGAAATTGATTGTCCACCAATGTCATTATATGATATATATATTGGAGTATCGAATATAGATGAAAGAAAACGATTAATAAATGTAGGGGTAGATACGTGTAAAAAATATTGTTTTATGCAGGATAATGATATAACTCTGGCATAAAATAATATTTTGTTTTTTTCTAATTTTATTCATCTTCATCATCGGAATACAAGTCATCTGTATTCCATCCATCATCTTCTATATGGCATACACAATAAATATGATTAGGGTATTCAAAATCATCCATATAGGAATGAAATTTATAATTACCACAACGACCGCAGTTTATAGCTTGTAATTGTAATTTTTCTGTATAATGGCGTCCTGAAAATCCAAATGCCCAATCTTCTTCATTATCTGTATAGGATGGTTTGTTATCAAATTTATTTGCACGTGATAATGCATGATTCATAAAAAGAATATGTATGATTTGTTTTTGTATTTTACTATTGAGTATAACAATATAAGTTTTGATGTCATAAAATAAGAATGATTTAATGACATCAACTACATCATAAGGTAGGTTTAAACGATTCATATGTAATTGTATTATATTCGATGTTTTTGGTAGTTTGATTTTATCAATGGTGTTATCTGGCGTGTTTTTATGAACAAATATCTGATTGTTCATAAATTGAATCTCTCTTGTCATCTCTTTTAAGCGAAGCGACTGAAAAGTGAAGCGACTGAAACGTACTGCGAAAAGCAAAAAGGTTGGAAAATACGGGTGCGGATTGGGGTAATACTAATAAAAATAATAAAAAGTAATTCAATTTTTTACCTTATGTAAATTTATTTTCGCGTAGCCAGACATTTGCTATATATTTTTCACCAGAAGTAATAGGTAATCCAGCGTGCATAGATAGTGAATGACATTTGTCTTTGTTTTTATTCATAGAATAAAACAGAATACCACTATATTTATCGGGTTTGATTTCTTTATTCAATTTGATAAATTTAGTAGCACCACCTTCAAATCCATCATTTAAATAGATAACCATAGTAACAATGCGATTACCTCCACGTTCTAAAAATTCTTTACACGTGGAATTATCATCGCAACAAGAATCGTGATGCTCATTATAATAACCATTTGGTTGATATTTTACAACTTGTAAATCTTCTGCATTATCGATGGAAATGTTATCGATGTCACATACGCGTTGAATTATATTTCGAATAGTAGGGTCAGATTTAGATAACCAACACGTTTTACTTTTACGAATGGAAGTTTCATAACCAGACATAACAAGACTATCACTAAAATTGTCTTTTGATTTTTCTAAAATATATTTGGCTTCGTCTTCATTAATAATATTTGGATAAACTTGAGGTTCCATAAAAGTTTCGGGTTTATCATCATACCCAAACGGTTCTTGATTTACACGATTCATATAACTAAAATAAAAAATGATTGCTAATAAAATGAATATAATGAAATAAAAATAGTTTTTAATTATACGATGCATACAAATATATATTTATAAGATAAATAAATATATATCAAAAAAATCAATTTACATTTCGATAGGTGAAGATTCCACAACCTTATATGTAATGCCAATTTCATCCGAAGTTTCCCATATACCAGAAATGATGATAATATATGTAATATTTGTATACACGGCTTGTCTATTATAATCTTTATATACTTTTAAACTACCAGAAAATAGTTGTTTTGTGAGCGAACACGAAGATTTTTTATCTGCAATACCATTCAACTGTTTATAATATTCAATTATTTTATATTCAATTCGATTCAATTCTTGTACAAGTGGTGTATTTATTTTTGAAGACGGATAAAATTTTAGTATATATTTCTTAAGGTTGCGGTCAATAGAATCAACTTCAAATGGTAAATGAATATAAATACCATTGAGGGTGAAATGTTGGTTTGAATAGATAATTTTTGAAAATGTACCTTCTACTACCATGTTGCGTTTAGCATCCAAAAAATATGTATATCCTAAATTATAATTTGAAATATCAATAATAACATTCATTAGATACTTATTATTGATGTAAAGTTTTTATTTAGTTTATCATAAAATATATGTATGGTTATCTTAGTCTATTATAATAACCAATATCATTTTTTATCGCATCTAAATTTTTTTTAATATCATTTAACATAGATATTATCGTATCTGAACTAGCTTGTGTTGCTACGGTTGGTTGCATAGAAGATACTATTTTTTCAATATTCTTAATACTTATATCAAACGAATCATCAACCGTATTATCAATTCCTTCTTTATGATAGTGATTATGACATTTATTTAATGGTTGTTTTATTATACATAAAATAATAATAAAAATCAATAATACTCCTAATAATATTTTTACTAGGTTATTCATATAATATTTTCTTCTATACCCTATATATAGAAAATGTCTGCTAGATTAAATATGAATCAAATACCATTAGTATCTTGGAAGGGAAAAACATTTAATCAAATTACATCAAAAATACAATTAAATAATAGAACGGAGACAACATCGAATAATCTTTTATTTAAAGCCCTGCCTTTACAAACATATAGACGCGAGATTGTAACCAGCGATTCCAGCATATGCAATACAAGATTATCTAGTTCAATCGATTTACTAAATACGCCAAATGGAAGTATAATAAATTCGGAGGCAGTGAATAATCATAATGGTTTAGAAAACACTTTAGATATGAATTTAACTGAAAATAAAACTGAAAGATTAAACTGTAATACATCCTCTCAATGCTTCAATCCAGCATCAAACGCTCTGCGTAGATTACGTAGCAGTGGTATGATAAAAAGACAATTTGATGTTTCTAAAAACAATGATACTTATGCTACATCAACCAATCAATATTTGGTAAGTCGAAACCGTACTTTTCAGCAGAATCAATATAAATATATTAAGAAAGGTGATGCAATGGTAACACCAGGTGATGCATTATCTAAACAAAATATATATGCAGGCAGCGGTATAAACCATTGTCAAAAATATTATTTACCGACAGATACATCTTTCCAATATCAATGGTTTGAATCATATGATAAGGTAACAACAATTGATAATGAAGATGGTAGCACAACTACAACGACAAATCATTATGGCCCACAAACATATACTGTAGATTTGTCAGCTGGATATTGTAGTATAGAAGATATTAATGACCGTTTTAAATATGTAATGACTACGAATTTACATTATTTAGTCAGCACTGCAAATAAATCAAAGCTGTTTTTTATGAATTTTGCCTATAATACTTTTTCTGATAAAGTGGAATTACAAATACAGAATATTAGTAAAAATATATTTTCAGAAGCTAATTATACTTTACCATTAAAGAATGATTCTGACGAAAGAGTTACTGACTGGGAAGTTCCAAATATTTTTTCATTGACACCAGTAGTCATTATTAATGATAATGTATTTAAATCAGTTATTGGTTTTGAAGCATCTAGATATCCTAATTATATGTTAACTGATGATGCAGTAACAGATATAGATTCAGGTGCTACATTATATGAACTGGGTAATTTAAGACAATATGATATCGAAAAAACTGCGACGATTCAAGCGGGTTATTATACAGTAGATGATGATACTAGAGAACCTATGACAAATACTTCTGGTGCTGCACCTTACGCTGAAAATTCATATGAATTTCAAATCACTATTATTCCTAGTACATTAAATCTGTTTTCATCCACTAATAAACCCGAAATCAAGCCATTATACACACCATTATATTATAAACCGAATAATCCAAAATTCGCTCAACAAGGAGGCGTATCTTCCAGTTCTCTCGTATCCCGAAAAAAATATGATACTATCACGTGTAATACTGAAATATATAGAAGTGCATATGGATTACAAGTCGCTAATGCAATGGCTTATGGTGTTCCAGCCAATGGTTATACCGTTAAAGATAAAATAGGATATCCAATGACCAAAACACCCGTTTTCTCCAAATATTCAGATGAAGTAAAAAGTTGTACAGCGAAAACATTCAATGGATAAACGCAGTGAAAAGCGAAGTGAAAAGCGTATAGATAATAAATAATATTATATAGTATTAGTTATTATACTGTTATAATGTCTTCAGTAAGAACAGTGGTAGGGAAATCGTTATTCTCATATAATTCAAGAAATGTAGGTATATCATTATCGGCTTTATCGATATCAGGTTGAATTGGTTCTTTCAAAATTGTATTGTTTGTTTGATTGAAATTATTATGATCGATATTATTACGTAAACACCATTGTATACATTTTTGAATATTAACTCGTATCAAATTATCGATCTTTTCTTGTTTGTGTTTATTTTCAATCAATGAAATTGTAAAATGTATATTTTCAATTTGTTGTTGTCCTAATATTGCGTTAATTTCTTCGATTTTCGTAACAAAACACTGCGATAAATGTGTTGATAAAAAACGATGTATCTGTGCATTATCCGCCATATGTGTCATTTTTTGAAATGTATTTAAAAAATATGGATAAAATTTTTCATTGGATGAAAATAAGAATCCTCTGCATACTAAGTATTTTTCTGAATTTGCATAACGGCTTGTTTGTGGCTTAATAATATAGACTTTATCATAGAATGCAGATAATATATATAATAAATCAATACTATGTTGCATAAAACAGTCAAAAAATTTTAATATAAAAGTGCCTCCTTTACTTTGTAACATAATAGCATATGCAATTTGAGCGAATAATAATTTGGCTATACTAACCTCTTGTTTGTTGAAATCAAACGAAAAATCGAACCCACCATCCGCTGTAATAAAATCCATAGATGCATTATATATTTCTCTACAGTGTATAAAATTATCCACCGATAATATATTGCCAGTATTATCACTGCCACTTTCGATGAATACGTTTTCATTTTTCGTTAAAAAATCATTGCTTTTTTTCCATCCTGGAATATTATAATCATTTTTACAATCCATTAATGTCATACCGATATATGCATCATCTTTGCGTTTACGTTGATTTACAAATGCTTCGATAAATCCGCCTGGTCCCTCAGCCAAATGAAAACACTTGATAGGTTTATTTATTCCGTCAAATAAATCAAATGTATTAATTATTTCCACCATTTTAAAATAAGAACGCGATAATGGTTTGTACTTACAAATAGATTTTTTCTTATATGGAATTACTGAATGAATATATTCATAAGGATTAGTATATTTTTTAAATATATCCCATTCATTTTCGAGTTTATCTAATTTTTCTTTTAAGTCATATAAATATCCAGATAATGTATTCGATATAATAATATCGGGTGATGTTTCTTGTGAAATACAATCAATATATTTTGTTATAAAAAAACTGGTTTTTGGTATTAAATAATATGTCATTATGTCGATATATTATTTAATCAAATATGTTTATATCATTATTTGTTTATTGGTTTTTTGATGATTACTTTTTTACCAATAATCGGACCATTAGATTTTGTTTGAACTGGTGCTAATTCTACAGGTATGGTTGGTAATTCGAGTTGTGGTACTTGACTAATTTCTGTTGGTATAACTACTTTTGGTACAAATTTATTTATCACTACCTTCTTTTTTATTTTACGTACCTCTGGTTTATTAGATTCTTCTTTCTTTTCTATTTCCAATTCTTTATGTAGTTCATCTACGATTTGTTCGGTGAGCTCGTGCTCTTTGGATATAATTTGATGTATTCTGTCAGCATTCACATTACGTACTTTCTTAAATACAAAATAACGATTCAAGAATGATATACGTTTTTCTTCTGGTGTCATATATAAAGCTTTTCCATAATCCGCTTTTAATTCAGGATTATGTTTCACGTCATTCTCCAAATAATTAAACAAATCTGAAAATAGCCCACTACCATCAGGCAATTTCATTTTATTTGCTTCTTGTTTTGTTACCAATACAAATCCATAATCTTCCAAAATACGAATTAAATATTCAAAATTCACCAAATATTCTCGGAATACTTGATTGATACTTTCTTGATATACATTTATACCATATCCCAATGACATATCATCTTCAGGAAACCCAGTTTCATCATATGTTTTGGTTATTTCGAATATTTTTCGGTCGTTATTAAATATCGTCATACTTTCACCATTCTTTTTATATTTTAATAAATTAAACACAGATTTGCCATCATAACAAGTGCCAATGAAATAACCCTGAATACGAGTACATTCCGCCAAGTTTCTTAAAAAGCCGTGAAAGGTTGTTTTGTTTTCAAAGAAATAGTGTAATGCAAATTGACAAGAACTGATTTGAAACCCATCTTGGGCAACACCATATTGTTTATATACACCTTTACCTAATAAGGTAACATCTTTGGGTCCACTACCAAATACCGCATTCACGATTTGTTTTTCTTTTTCAGTACCAAATGCTTTTCCTGAACGAATATTGGTACTACTATTGCCCACGGCAAACAAAGCATCGGGAATCATTTTATTCTTTTTACGCGAAGTTAAATATCTGGCACAAGCCCCATCAATATGATTATGAATATTATCTTTGGAAACATCTACCCCGAATACAAATTTTAAATTCGAACGTATCCATTTCGATAAATCACCTGCTTTACCTACTGCGAAATCAATAAGTGTATCTCCACGACGACTCACACCCATAATCAAATTCTTTTTCACATATAAATTATGGAAATCACGTAGGCCTTGAGTGCTAGATTCTTCATTCGACCTATTATAATAGACATCTTCACTAATACTTGTTTGAGGGATATTTTCACCAGTCGATATCATTTCTTCGGTAATGGGGTGATGTATAGAATGCCAGTTATTATTCGCCACGTGATATGCATTACCATAATTTTTCATACCAGCACGTAACTCGGCGGTTTTATCATAACGAACACGAAGCGGAACCCATTTCCAACCATCTTGATTGGTAGAAACATATTTGAATTCGACGATAGTATCTTCTTCGAAATATTCTTGTTCTTCAGTCATCATATATAGATTTTTGCCATCTTGTACTAAGTATATATTACAATAACAAGCATTTACATCATATGGATTGGTTGGTTGAAATGGAACAGGTTTATATGTTTCTTCATCATCTACATTTCCTGGATTTGGTATTTTATCATCAATAATATCTTGACAAGGATTTAAATAACCGTGCTTACGTTCATCATAACCACATCTTAATACCAACGTTTTATATTGTACGACTTCCTGTACTCCTTGTAAGTTTTTACCATCTTGGAATACGTGATGTACTTCATCTTTACCATTTTTATCTTTTTTAAGGGATACTAAGAAGTCGATGGTGTTGAATTCGGCTGGTTTCCATTTGAATGACTGATCCCAAGTGGATTTTATCAATGGCCCAGCTACTCCCGCACGGTCACTACCGACCCCTGTATTGGAAGGGGTAAAGATTAATCCATCGGTATTATATTCAAATAGCCCATCTTTAATATTCGATAGAATCTTAGAACATCCCTCAAATATAGTTACGATATCAGAATCCATATAAAAGGTTTTACATTGGATGCGGAAATCGGTGGAACGAGATTGTTCTTTTTCAGATTTGTCTAATAATGATTTGGGTTTCATTAGCTCTATCATTTGATTCAATAAAGGTAATCGATATTTGTTTTGGCTTTCTTCTATATTATAAGTAACAAAAGGAAATTCTCTTACCGATTTACGATTAATATAATAGACATCAAAACAAGCATATAAATTAATGAAATTACCGTGTTTATCGTATTTTATATGTTCCCCATCAATAATACTATTGAATATGGTTTTTTCTTTGGTAGTAGAACCCATAAAGATAACATTCATATTAGTATCTATCAAATATAATTTACCAGTACTCGAAATAAAGAGTAATTTACGTTCTCCGTCGGCTTTATCCGTGACCGTATAATTTTTACGAATGTTGGCAACAGCGGATGTTTCATTCGGAGGTAATATATTTTCAATTTGTAGAGTATAAGAGGAAGGGCCGAGAAAATCTTTGGATGTTACTTTACGTTTTATATATTCTTTGCCGTGTATTATACGCATATATTCATTTAATATAGAATCACGTTCATAATAGGAGATAGGAAATTTACTACCTTGTATTCCACTTAATACAATACGAATTGTTTTACGTAAGATATCTACTAGTGATTTACCATTATATGACGACCCCGCACCTACACGTGAATTATCGATTTCCAATTCAATTTCATAATGTTCAACATTATTGAATACACCTGCTTCTTGTATAGTGTATTGCGGTACAGGAACTCTATTTGATTTTTTGGATGTTTTTACGATACTTAAGTCGGCAAAGATAGGAATATCGGGATGATAAAAACGTACACGGTTCATACAACGGAATAATTTCTTAGAGTCTGCCCATTTGTTCACTATATTACGTGCAATATTCGTATTTACATTAAAATCCTGCTCATTTTGATGTGCGACACGGAAATTAAAATCAGGCATATCGAGTGGTTTTATAAATGATTCATTGGGTAATTTTGCCGAGGTTTTTTGTGTGAATTTGATTTTATTGAATAGGGTAGAAGGCATATCTAATACTTTTTGTAAGCTATTGGTTCGACAGTATTCTTGAATAAGATCAGTTCCTATTATTTCAGCACGAATATTTGACATTTTAGTGATACCAGTTTTGGGGTCAATATATTCATTTTGAATACGTAACATATGTATACCATCGGTATTCTGTGGTTTGAATCCACAAGAATATAATTGTTTCACCACATTATCATAATCAATTTTGGAGATAGGTTTAGATAATTTGGGGTTCGTACCAAAACGAATTTCAAACTCAGGAGTTACTCTATTCGCTATTCCCGAAGAACGACTCGCTAAATAATTTTCGACCATTGTTTCAAATTGTTCTTTCAATTGTTTGGTAATTTTATCGTGTTCTTCATCTTGTTCTTTCGTACCACCTTCCATATCATTTGGTTCATCAGTATGAATGGGTGTATCATTATTATAAAGCATGTTGTATATATTAAAAACATATATTTATTTCATTTTCCAATCAATTTTATTTACAATTGTTATCGAATTCATATTATATTTTGCAATAATATGAATTTGGTAGAGTTTCAACAAACCAATGATTGTAACGTATCACCAACCAATTGATATAGTTCCGCTTTTTTATATTTTTTATTTTCATTATAAATACCTAACTTTCTTGCGATTCCTTCCAATTCTTCCACTTTATAATTAGTCATAGATTTCAATGGTTTTAAATAACTATCCAATACGACACACTTTTCCTTCATTTCATATATTTTATAGGTTGCTATATTTTCTATTTGTAATTTATATTTGCCCATTTTAGATTTATATAACACGTAAGTAGATGCACTATCGCTGGTGGTTTTCGTATTCATACTAGGTATATCTTCTTTATTTACCCAAAATTCCAACATCGTTTTTTCACTCGCATCTATTATCAATAAATTTATATTATAATATACCAACATAGCAATAAGAGATTGCATACTAGTTTGTTTTTGAACAGTCATCATTTCCGATTGTATTTCCTGTAAAGCAACATTCGTAATTTTATAATTTGTATTTTTCATTTTGGATGGATTTGCCTTTATAAAGTTGAATATTTTCTGTTTTTCTTCTAATTCTTTGACACCATAATTACGGTCAATTTGCATATAATCATCATACCCATGATGGATTATATATAAACACCAAAATAATGTATCGTGTTGTCTAGGTTCAATATATTCGTCTTTTTTTGTTTCAATCGATACCTCATTTTCTGTTATGGTGATAGGTTCTATTTCCTTTTTATTACTTGGTGATTCACTTAGATTGAATCTACTAGTAATCGAATCCATTTTATCTTTGGACAACATAATATCATATAATAAATTTAAATTTATTTTTGTAGGTAATTCGGTACTTTGAAATACACTAGAAATAATGGTCATTGATGACATTGATGACAATTATATATGAATATAAAAATTATAGTTTAGTTGTTATATGATAATGCGATTTCCTCTTTATTATCTTTTTCAATAAAGAATGTATTCTTATAGTCTTCCTTTTGATATTCCATTGTATTTAACGATTCTTCTTGGTCATTGGTATAATTAATATATTCATTAAGTTGTTGAATTGTTTGTTGTGATAAGAATGATAAATTTATATAAACACCACTCTTATTCTCATTAATCTTACATAAATTTTTGGATAAAATTTTAAGTATTTCGACTTGATGAAATTTGTTCATAGATTCGATTTTCTTTTTCATAGTTTCTAGACACACCATACTTTGTAAATCCATACTTTACAATAATAAATCGATAAAATTTTATATTGTTTTGTAATAGGTTTTATTTTACTGTAAAATACATTAGTAATTAGAAATTTACTATTGTAAAATTTGTAATGAATAAAATATAAGGAATATATAATATGGATATTTTTTACTATTTAATTAAAAAATTTTATGGTGAAGAATCATTTAAAATATTGTTATTGTTGCTTGTAAGTTTTAGCACGAATGTTTTTCAAATAAATGGTATTTCCTTTATAACTGCAAAAATATTACAAGGTATTGAAAATAATAATTTTAAATCGGTATATGATAATTTTTATAAATTTATTTATGTTTCGATATTCTTTGTTATTCTTTATCATATTTATAGAATTCTACAAAACGATATATTAATAAAATTAAGAAACTGGGTAAAAAAAGAAATAGTAAAATTAGTTTTAAATGCAAATAATGAATCAATGAATCATGTAAATTTTTTGGGTTTATCTGCACCCACCCAACGCATAGGTGCAGCTGCATATATGATTTTTAATAAATTATTCACTACGTTACTTCCAGATATATCTTTTTTGATAATGATGTCTTTATACTTCTTTTATAAAAATCCTCTCTTTGGTACAGTTTTCTTTTTTAGTAATCTACTTATCTTGTTCTATATATTATATGTATGGAATGATATGATGAAATATAAAAAAGTCTACGAAGCATCCTTTACGAGAGACGAAAGCTACATTATAGATTTATATAATAATATGGAAAAAATTATTTATAGAGGTCAAGCTGATATAGAAATGAATAATGTAGAAGGTAAAACCAAAGAAACCGTTTCAAAGATGTTAGATTTTCATACTTTTTCGAATAATCAAGTATTTTATATCACTATATATTTATATCTCATTATTTTTGCATCGATTTATTATCTAACCCATCTTAGAAATGGTAATAAAATAGATAAAACGACATTTGTAGCATTATTCACAGTTTTATTACTATATCGAAGTAAAATGGAAAATTCAATTGATGATGTACCCGAATATATCAATTATTTTGGTAGAGCAGAGTTTGTATTATCTCTTTTTAATAAATATGTAGATACTATAGAAAACAAAAATAAAAATTATATTAGAGACGAATTAAAATTTGATAAAATCACTTTCAAAAATGTAACATTCCAATACGAAACTGGTAGTAAAAAAATATTTGATAATATGAATATTAATCTCGATACTAAAAATAAAATTATCGGGGTTACTGGTTTATCTGGAAATGGTAAAACTACATTCATTAAACTATTTTTAAAATTATATAAGTGTAATAGCGGAGAGATATTCATCGATGATGTCAATATAGAAAATATTGATAATGCATATATTCGAAAAAATATAACATATGTGAATCAGACCTCGAAACTATTTGATAAAAAAGTAATCGATAATATTTTATATGCCTGTAATAATATTCATCAGTGTAATAATCACTTGGATGAAGTTATGAAATATCCAAAAATATCACAACTATATAAAAATATCAATATCTATGAGAAAGATTCGGGTTCGTTGGGCGAAAACTTATCTGGTGGGCAACGCCAAATCACCAATATCATTAGTGGATTAATAAACCCTTCCAAAATATTGATTTTGGACGAACCTACCAACGCATTAGACCCCGAATTAAAACGAGAACTTTTGAGTATCATCAAAGATTTCAAAAGACATAAACAATGTATTATCATTATCACTCACGATAAAGAAGTCTATCCATTATTCGATGATACCATTCATATTTAGATAAACAACTTGTAAAATACAGATGTAATCTTGTAAATAGCACTGCATACTAGTAGCCAAGAAAAATATTTAGCATATAATATAATACAGCATATTATATTATGAACATAGTCTATTTTTTATTGAATATTTTTTTTAATGAAGAAAAAATGAATATTTTTCTCATGGTTTTCACTAGTTTTATTATAAATATTTTACAGACCAATGGTATATCATATATAAATGCTATTATCATCGATTCATTAGAGAACAATAAAACCGATATTACAATCCGTTTTTTTCAATATTTTATGTTTATTTCCATACTCTATTTATTATTATATAATTTATATAAATACTTTCAAAATAAACTCTTGACAAAGCTTAGACAATGGATGCGACATCAAATTACAAAAATACTATTATTAGTGAATAACGAGAACTTCAGCGAAATAAATTTTGTCAAATTAAATTCACCAATCAATCGAATTTCCTCAGTTTCTTTTATGGTATTCAATGATATAGTCGCTTATATATTACCCAATATTTCTTTCTTATTAATTATATCTATTTTTTTCTTATTCGAGAACCTGATACTAGGTATTATTTTCATTTTGGGTAATATTTTCATATTTTTATACTTATATTTAAATTGGGAGAACATGCTTGACCATAATGAAGAATATGAAAAATATGTAAATGCCAATGAATCTTATTTACTGGAAATTTTAAATAATATTGATAAAATTATTTATCGAGGACAAGTCAATACTGAAATTGATATTTTCGCGAATAAAACGAATAAAAGTATTGATGTTGCTTTCCAGTTTTATTCAAATACGAATTATCACGGTATAATGATGAATGTTCTATTGTATTTGGTTATTTTCATATGTATTGGTTATCTCATATTTATCAAATTAAAAAATAAAATTAGCATTACCATTTTTACGACTATCTTTACAATTATCATTTTATTTCGTGATAAAATGTCGACTATTATACAGCAAATTCCTGATTTTATTGAATTCTTGGGACGTTCGGATTCGGTTCTCAAACAATTCAATAATATGGAGAACGATTATGTAACGATTATGGCTAGAAAATATCACCCCGCTGAATTGGTTTTTAAAACCATCCGTTTCGAAAATATTTCATTCAAATATAAAACAAATCAACATTATTTATTCGAGAACATGAATATTCGTTTAAAAACCGAGAACAAAATTATTGGAATTACTGGGTTATCTGGGAATGGTAAATCGACGTTTGTGAAGTTGATTATGAAATTATATAAACCAACTTCTGGAAAAATTTATATTGATGAACAAGATATCGAGAACATTGATGCAAATTATATCCGAAAACATATAACTTATGTCAATCAAAATTCCAAATTGTTTGATAAAAAAGTAATCGAGAACTTATTATACGGATGTAATGATACAAAACAATGTAATAATCATTTAAATGAAATTATGCAATATCCGAAAATCGCCGAACTTTATAAATCAATGGATATTCATAATAAAGAATCTGGGTCATTAGGCGAGAACCTATCGGGTGGGCAACGTCAAGTTGTCAATATGATTAGTGGTATTATAAATCCTTCCAATATATTGATATTAGATGAACCTACGAACGCATTAGACCCAGAATTAAAAAAAGAAATTTTGGGTCTAATCAAAGATTTTAAAAAATATAAACAATGTATTATTATTATTACTCATGACCGTGATGTTTATCCATTATTCGATGAAACCATACATATCTAGACCTCATCATAATCAATAATATTGATGGCTGGTTTTATTTGTCTATCATATGTTATAGGTTTTTGTGGTGCTGTGGATTGTTCTACTAATTTTCCAATAACGCATATATATGGGTCGTTTAATTCATATCTTACACCAATCACACGAACAGTTATTTTTTGATTTTCTTTAATATTTGCAAATACTTTATCGGTAAAATGATGGTCACGTGCGATAAATACCGTGACAGGAACCACCCCATTATCATCTACTTCCGCGTGAATTCCTGCTTTGGTTATGGTCTTTGTATCACATTCGATATTCATACCTTCTACTGGATGACACACCATACATTCGAATATGGTTTGAAATTCAATAACATCACTATTCACCATACCCGACGAATAACTTAATACGCGAACTGAGTTGGGTTTAATATATCCTTCGGCTATACATTTTCCTTCTGTTTTGTATGAAATCGTTTTTTCTAAATTTTGTTTAATATTTTTTCCGATTTCTGTAATAGATAATTGTACTTTCATTGTAAGCATTGATTTTATGTAGACACCAAAAATCTTTCGTTCATTCGTTGGTTTCATATCTGTCATTTTGATTTTTCTTTCTAATATAATGATATAAAATACTTCTTATATCATTTCTTTTATTCAATTTTATCTGATAACAAAATTGATTTTTATATTATATTAAAGAATTATCGTATAGTAGTATGTCATTTTTACAGCGTATGATAACTAAATATTTTACAAAACCAGAATTAAAACCATTAGGTAGATGGAATATCGATTATTGTAATCGCAAAATGGATAAAAAAGTTGATTTGTCGAATGAAGACCACTGTGGGCCTTGCGGACAATATATTATACAAAAAACGGAAAATACCGTTACAAAACCCGTAAAACATTTATCATTAGTGAAGATTACCAAATAGCCAACTTAATATCTTTTTCTTACGTTTTGCATTATTTTTTTTTCGAAATATTCTAAACTAATATTATATTTATATACTAAAATACTTAATAAACTTTGGTCATGTCTATGTTCTCGAAATTCTTTGGAATTTGGTATATTGCTTGGTACGTCGGTGATATCTTCATACACACAACACATATGTAACCATTCATTTATGAATCTGAAGGAATAATCGGATTTACGTAAAAAAATGGCTCCTGCCCAAGAATCCGCCAAATCTTCATTAAATACTCTATCAGTTAAGCCGAATTTTTCCAATACCGACATTTTACACCAATTACGCATTTTCCAAACAGGTTCGTTCGGTTTATTTTTCCATATCAATATGTCTTTGTTCTCGATGTGTTTCTCATATAATTCGGTAAAGTTCTCCATAAAATAATATTTCGAATCCAAATAAAAAAGTAAATCACCATCATTGATACGTTTCATTGTTTCATTGATAATATATGGTTTCCATAACCAATATCCTCCGCCTCTTCTTTGTTCCAATATACGAGCGTTTTTAGTACGAAAGTCGCTATCTATTTCTTCTTTATTGAATATAATTATTTCAAAATCTTTATTATGGGTTCTCACCGAATTTAATAATGGGTCTAAAAAACGGTTATGTGTCCCATCATTATATACCAAAAAATATTTTTTCATTTATTTTATAGCGATACTTTTAACTATAAGAAATTTTTGATTTTTCTTATTTATTCGGCATTTACTCCAATAGTAAAATAAGATAATATATATTATATAGAGATTTTTTACTCTTCTAATATAATAATGAAGGAAAAATATTTGATTATGATTCCTATGATTGTATTTACTTTATTTACATCCTTTGGTATTGTTTTGAAATCAAATAAAATGTCTTTGAGTATGATTTCAACTTGTGCTTCTTGTCCTAACAATTTACCCCAATGTTCTCAATCTGATAATCCAGTTCTCGGTGGTCTGGATATTATACCTTATTTTTATAATAGTTCTTATGCTGGAGAACGTGGAAATGATGATATAGTTACTCTGTATAATGGATTCAAATATTTATTTACAAATAAAGAAAATAAAAATATGTTCGATTCGAATCCTGAACAATATATACCTCAATATGGTGGATATTGTGCGTGGGGAGTAGCGGGAGAATATTGCCCCGATTATCCTTGGTCAGTTGATTGTTTAGGCCCCTCTGGTAACTGGGCACACGGAACCATTCTCTCACAAAAATTATACTTTTTCCTGTATGAAGAAGCCAAAAACAAATTCACAGCAAATACGGATGAGAATATAGAAGCGGGAGATGAACGATGGGCCTCATGGTTCTCGGATATAGATGAACATATGAATACTGATTGTTATGTTTCTACATAATAACATATTCGAACTAATAACAAGCATATCTTGATTCAGTGAATGGACGACCGTTTTTATAAAGTAAATATACTACCACGTCATAATATTCTGTTTTAGTTAAACGAAACGTACCATCTAATTGCACAAATGTGTATGACCCATAATAACTCGCACATATGAAATCTTTTTTAGGAATTCTATCGAATATTTCATATCTTTGGTCTGTTTTCGAAATTTGTTTCATATATTTTCCATTTCGCTCTTTCAGTATAGTGCCGTCATAAGAAAGAATTGTTTTCACGATTTCTATAGGTAGCCTACCAAATAAAGAATTCATTACTACTACTATAATTATATTTTTTATTAGATTACAATATAATTATATTTCTGTTATTTTATTGATTAATGCGGTTTCACCATCCATAAAATATACTTTATTTCGACCTTTGAAATTGGTCTCAGTGAAATATCGTAATGTCATTTCCATTATCACACATAGACCTATTTTTAATATTCCTTCTATCTTTTCATCTTGGTAATCGTTTTCTTCCAATACTGAATTCAAACGTTTTACTATATCACTTTTACCCGCATTACTACATAATGCACCCTTATTATTACGTTGTTGGCTAATATCTTTGGTTTTAAAATGCATTTCGTTGTTTTTGAATAGATGTATAAATCCCACAAATTTATTAATATTATCACGTGCTACCAAATATTTGGCTTGAACCGCATCATTTACTTTTTCTCTATCGACTTGTCGTGATTCTATCCATTGGTTCTCTTTCCAAATATATATTTTCACTAGCGTTTTATCCGTCAATACAATAAATCGAGTATTTCGGGCTTCTCCTATTTTTTCATCGAAATATTTTTTAATAATATACTCCGAATCTTCTTGTATTTGATAATCGCTTTTATATATATGTTGTATCAATATCAATTTATCTTCGATTGGACAACAATCTAAGTAGTGATAAAAAATATATTTCACTATAACTTCAATCGGTATTTCGTGAGCATCTTTTAATATATCCAATACAAAACTAGTATGTTTATACCAATTAGTATCACCTGTTTCGATTTCATTAGAATTTAAAGCAATATCCAATGATTTCTTCAAATCATCAAATACTTCTTCATAAGTTCTCAATATAGGTATATCGGCTTCTATTTTATGATTATCGATGATAGGTTGTTCTGGTACATTCTCTTTTTCTTTGATAGTGGTTGTATCGATTTCTTTTGGTAATTCTAAAGATAATGACTCGCGTTTATAATCCACGGGCATAGAACGTTCATAGATAGAGGCTTTTTCATTTGTAATTTCAATGGGTTGGAATATATAATAATCGTCTTTATTTACCAAATATCCTCTTCTGCCATATTGGTCAACAAATACTCATTCTTATTATCAATGAGTTGAGTAAGAGTATAATAAATCTGTTCTTTTGGATATTCTTTGAGAACATTTATTAAATTTATTAACATATCTTTTTTATAAAAGGTTTGTTCTCGAAATACTTGTCGAATTCGTTTTAAAATAACAGGATAATTCATTTTCACATAGTCATCGTTATATGTATCTTTTACAATATCCGATTCACTTATGGTAGCAGTAGGAGAACAAGTAAAACTACAATTCTCCATATAATCACAAATATCTGTAAAGGGTTTATCGCCAATTTTATAATCAATGGTTTTTTTACTAGATAGATTGATTTGAATGTTCTGGTTCTCGGCCAATTCTAATAATTTCTCCACAGTAAAATTGGTTTGTCCAATATTCAATATACAATCCGTCGCCACTTCTTTTAATAGTCTAGTTACTCTACCTATTTGTATCGCTTTCTTTTCTGCCAATCTATATACATATAAATCAGCAGGTTCTTCTCCGTTTGACGGTAAGGTAGAATGTAGATATATTTCCACATTTCGTTCTTCAAATGGTAACATACAATGACTGAGATTTCTGACACCACGACCAATGATTTGTTCTATGCGATTCATATTATACCAAGGTTCTAGGATATGTACTTGGCGAATGTTCTTGAAATCTAAACCTTCCGAAGCAGCCTTAGAAATTAATACCACTTTCACAAGTTCTCCATTTTTATTATCACTATTGGTAATATATTTAATATCAGCAGTATTATTCGGTGAAAATGCAGTATCTCCAGTAATCATTACATATCTAGCTTGTTTAAAGTTTTCGGTGACTTGGCTTTTGGGTTTTAATGTAAGGGCATCCAATGGTTCATTGGGTGTTTTTAATAAAGATTTACCATTAGGGTCAGAACAATAACGAGCAAATCCGAGTTCTTCTAAGGCAAGTGCGATGGGAACTACACCACCGTCAATATATTGGGAATATACGAGAACAATTCCATTGGAATTCATAACACAATCACATATTTTGGATATTTTATTACTATATTTTCCGATATGTTCTCGAGTAAATATTTTACCATACTTTTCGAGAACATTGGGTTTATATTCAAAATCATAGCGAAGAGGTTGTGGAGAAGTTACGGAGGTATAAGACATAATATTAGATAAACCAGTTTTTCCGACAATATTGGTAATAATTTCATTATTTAATTCTTGATTAAAAGTCAGATCTTCTATTTTCTTTTGTGAAATTAATTCGTCTAATTGTGAACTTGGATAAACAATATTTAATGCTTCTAATGGAATTTGAAGAATATTATAACCGAAACGTTCCATATTTTCAAAGGTAGGCATTATGGTTTCATCACCATATGTATTCGATTTATTGAATGATTTCTTACGCATATTTTCTAGAATAAATTCATAACCTTGTTGTTGATATTCACCAATGATACTGGTATAAACAGGAATGTTTTTGATAGGTTCTTCAATAGGCTTTTTATTCATTTGTATGGTAGGATATTTTTCAGGGGTTATGATATTTTCTGGCGAAAAGGTCGATGGATAAATACGATATGGAAATGTATATGGGTTCTCACCACGAACATAAGAAATATAACCGATTAATTTTCTTTGTAGCAATTCCCTTCCACCTTCGGTTCTTCCGCTTTCCGCTTTACCACCTTCCGCTTCGCTTATCGCTTTCCCTTCTTCCTCTTTACCGCCTTCGGGTTCTTTGATTTCTTTAAAATTACCTTCTTTATCGAATACATCGTTTTCATCGATACTCGCTCTTTTATCATTTATATTCATTAATTTTACTAACCATATGATTTCTTTATAACTATTATACATCGGGGTAGCAGATAATAATAACAATCTCATATTTTCCGAATAACGAGCAACTTTCATTAATAAAGTAGCGGTTCTCTTATTTTTATTATCATCGGTCATACGAATATTATGAACTTCATCAATAATTATCAAACGATTATTAAAAACCCTTTTAATTTTCTTAATTTCCATCGATTTTCGTTCAATATCCGAGAACCCTGATTCATCCGAAACCACAGTTTTTTTGGTAATATAATTTGCTAATTCGATATAACCCATAAAGATATAAAATGTATTGATAATACCACGTATTTGACTAATGACACGTTCTCTACTGACCCCTTTCAAATTGGTTGGATTAATTTCCTTTATTAATGCACTTCCAATACAAGTATTCAGATTCCATAAACCATTTTCTTCCTTTAATTTACGTTCATCAAATAATTGCATTCGGAAATTGGCTTGTACATTTGGTGAAGCTACCACGATAATTTTATGTCGAATACCTACTTGTTTCATATAGGAACGCATTTCTTCGGCAACACCAATCGCACTACAGGTTTTACCACTACCTAACATATGGTATAACAATAAACTATTATATGGGGTTTGAAAGGATAAGAAATTCTTGATGAACAATTGGTGAGGCATTAATTCAAAATCGGCATTACATAATAGTTCGGTTTGCTTACGAATATCATAAATGGTTCCATCATATTTAGTATCGTTGAACTCTTTGCGTTTCGCGATTTTAATATTAAAATTAGCGTCATTTAAGGTAGGATACAAATAATCATAATCGTTGTTTATTTTGGAGATCTCGTATTCTTCCAGTTCCTTTTGTAAAAGTAATTTATTAACTTCTTTTTCATCTAGTGATTCGTGAGCAGGTTCTTCGATTTCTTCAATAAAAGGTTCTATCGAAGATTCCGAATCTTTGATTGAAGGTTCAGATTCTTTTTCAACAACAATGGTTTCTTCTATTACAGATGGTTCAATGTTCTCTTCAACATCCTTATCTTCATCTATTGCAAAAGGTTCTTCTGGAAATTTTTCTTCGATACTTTCAACCACTGAATCTTTGGGTGGAATAATAATTTCACTACTTTCACTGTAATCGACAAATTTTTTATCTTCATTTTCTTTTTCTAAACGAAGTATTTCATTTATTAATAATTCTTTGGTGGTGAATTTACCAGTGTACTTAGTTTTTCTAGGTACTTCTAATCCCATTAATCCTGCCCAAATATTACGCAAATCGTCTAATATCATTTTATCATATTTCGAATAAGAATCTTCTTCTAGCGTGGTTACTTGTTTAGTAGTGGGCAGTAAGCTTTTATTTAAAATAATTTTTTTACCAGTTTTAACAGGTTCGTTTTTAGTTAAGGAATCAATTATATTTTGCATCAATGGGTTTTTAGCTTTTGTACTAATATCTAAAGGATGAACCTCGGTGAGTGCATTGGGTTTATGTGATTGTTCTAAAATAGATTCTAATAAAGGATTTGGTGTATTTTCATTGACATCGAGAGGATGAAATTCAGTAACATTTTCAGGTGCAATCGATTTAGTCAATTCAGGTATAATAGATGGTTCAGTAACTTCGACATTACGTTTTTGTTCAACTTGCCCACGACCTTCGCCCTTTTTAAATGTATATTTTTTCGGTTTTTTAGGTTCGCATTTTTTCGTTTTATTATTCCATCGAGTACCATTTTCACATCTTTGTTTTTTATTTAATTCAATACTTGACATTTTATTATATTACTAATTGTATCTATATATTTGATAGATATAATTATTCATATTTGAACATAGTTGATAGTAACTCATATAAATATCTTATAGTTGGTCAATGCATAATGAATATTCGTAATTAAACGTTTTTTTTCTAAATTATATCTTCGTATAGAATTCATACATTCATCATAGGTTTTCCATTCGATTTTACTTACTTCCGATTCTTCATAGTTATCAATTCGTAATGTATCGCGATAAGGCATATTCGCTACAAAATATTTATGTTTATATGATTTATAATTTGAACCCGTGAATATTTCTTCAAATGGTAAAATGTTTTGTAATATTTTAATATCTTTTATATTTAATCCCGTTTCTTCACTAAACTCGCGTATAGCACATTCATAATCTTTTTCTTGATAATTACGACGGCCTTTTGGGAATCCCCATTCGGGTTCATCCCAAATATCATATTGATAACTTTCATCAATAAGTGAAGATAATGTATAATACATATTTTTATTCAATACTCCATTACGTAAGGAATTAAATTTTTCCCTAGATACAATTTCTTCTATTTTATATTGATTTGATATGTTCTCATTACCCCATATATTTTTCCATAATTCATTAAAATCTAATGTTTTTAAATTATTTTTTTCTTCAACTGACATCTGTTTTAACATATTCATAATATAATCTTTATTAAAGATCGAATATTTGCCTCTCATAAAATCTATATAACCTAATGTGTCTTTACGTCTTATCATTAAATATTCTATTTTTTTTATATTAATTATTTCGGCGGGTTCAATACCAGGTGGTGGTGAAATGGCTTCTTCTTTAATCCTAAATAAAATGATACCTATACTAGTAATAGGCATTTTACATTGATGATATAAATGCCCTTGTTTTCCACAATTATTACAATAATTTTCTTTCATTTGAATTCGATAAACCTATATGATTATATTCACAACTCTTTATATATTTATTATAAGAATGCATTTTGACTCGGCTGTTTGGGGGCCTCATTATTGGTTCTTTTTACATACGGTTGCTCAAACGTATCCTGATACTCCAAATGAAGTATCAAAACGTAAATATTATGATTTAATACAAAATATGCCTTTATTTATACCCAATGAAGAGATTGGTAATAACTTTAGTAGAATATTAGATAAATATCCAGTTACTCCTTATTTAGATAATAAAGATTCTTTTATTCGTTGGGTACATTTTATACATAATAAAATCAATCACAGCATTGGTAAAGAAGAAATATCCTATATGACGGCAATGGATAAATATAATTCTGAATATAAACCCAAACCTATTTACTTATCAGAAAAAATAAATTTTAGAAAACATTATATTCATATAATATTGATATTGGCCTTATTGTTTTTCATTTTCATTTATTATGAAGACTAAAATATCTCATTAATTATTAGTATAGAGAATGCGTATAGAAATCATCATTTTTATTATCACTGTTTTTTTAATGGCGAATACATATAGTGATGGTAAATATTTAAAAACATTGTTATCGTGGAAGAAATATTACCAAATGGCGGGTATTGCAATTGGCGGTATTATGATCTATTGGTTAATCAAAAAAAATCCACTACAAGCACGTCAACTAGTATCAGCATCTAATGATTATATAAAATATTTACCAGTAGATAAAAATACATCGAGTTTTATTTCACCTATTTTAGATTTTACATCGAAACAAAATATATTCCGTGACCAATATGGAGGTAATGTTTCGAATCCTAGCTATCAACATCCAATTATACCGATGCCCCAAAATACTGCCGAATCAAAAATATTATCATCTGGGAAAAAAGCAACTAAGCGATCCGTAAGCGAAACGAAAAAGAAATATGTCGCATCAAATCAAAACTGGAAATGTGGCGATTGTGGAAAACAATTAACTGCGTGGTTTGAGGTCGACCATAAACAACGTTTAGAATATGGTGGTAGCAATCATATCGATAATTTAGTAGCTTTATGTAGAGATTGTCATGGAAAGAAAACCACTATGGAAAATCTATAGAAAAATTTATATTATATATATAAGGTATACAATATAATAATATGCCAAAGAAACATAATTTAACTGATAATGAAAAAAGAATAATATCGAGCATAATATTTATTATAATTATATTTATAGGAGTTTTATATAAATTTCCTACATTACGAAATGCTTTTATTGAAACAATATCTAATGGTGTTATTGATAATTATAAGATAATATCTAATGGTTTATCTGCATTTTTTTCTGAATTATATAATGATTCAAACCTGATGTATGCCTATTTAACATATTTTGTAGCTTATACATCAATTATTACAGCAACCATATTATTTTATTTATATAATACCGACAGTAATTTATTTTCAAATAAATCTTTCATTTCTACTCCAT